GATAGAAATGGCTAACGCTCGTTTACAAATCTCTGACCTTGATTTTGACCAAATCAAGACAAACCTAAAAGCATATTTAAAACAACAATCTCAATTTCAAGACTATGATTTTGATGGTGCTGGATTAAATATTCTTTTAGATATTCTTGCCTATAATACCCACTACAATTCATATTATTTGAACATGGTGGCCAATGAAGCATTTTTAGATACTGCTTTACTAAGAGATTCGGTTGTTTCTCATGCCAAAACTTTAGGTTATATTCCTTTTTCCGTTACTGCACCACGAGCTATTGTTAATGTAACTGTGAATAGTGGAACAACAACACCTGAAACATTGACTATTCCAAAAGGATTTACATTTAGTTCAAATTTAATTGATAGCCTTTCGTATAATTTTGTTGTATTAGAAGAATCCACAGTAACAAAATCTAACACCTCTTTTTTCTTTGAAGATTTAGAAATATATGAAGGTTCATTGGTAAGTTATGTTTTTAACTATACTGAAAACTCTAATCCAAAATCTATATTTGTTTTGCCTGATAACAATATTGACACCACAACAATTTCTGTATCAGTATCACCAAATGTTGGAAACACATCAACACAAGTCTATAATCAAGTAACGGATATATTGGATATTACTTCAACATCTGAGGCTTATTTTTTACAAGAAAGTAAAAATGGAAACTATGAGATTTATTTTGGCGATGGAGTAGTTGGCAAAGCACTCAATGATGGTGCAGTTGTTACTGTAACATATTTGGTTACCAATGGTGTTGCTGCCAATCAGACAAATGGTTTTGTTGCTGCAGCTCCAATTGGTGCGTATTCTGATATCGTTATTGATGTTGTTGACGTGGCATCTGGTGGTGCAACTCGTGAAACAGTTGATTCAATTAAATATTCCGCTGCGGCTCAATATGCAACACAAAACAGATTAGTAACAACATCTGATTATGAATCATATATTAAAAGTAAATATCCAAGTATAGATTCATTATCTGTTTGGGGTGGTGAAGATGAAACACCAAAAGTTTTTGGCAAAGTTTATATTTCATTAAAACCAAAAACTAATTATTTTATTTCTGAAACAGAAAAACAAAGAATCATTGATGAAATTATTAATCCAAAAGCAATCGTATCTGTAAGTGCAGAGATTCGTGATCCAGAATTTTTATATTTAATTGTTGAAAGTCTAGTTCAATACGACCAAAAGAAAACATCTTTAGATGAAGGTACAATTAGAAACAATATTCGTCAAGCAATTTTAGATTTTCGTGATACCAATTTAAACAAATTTGCAGGTACATTTGTGCTTTCTAAATTACAAGATGCTGTTGATTCAACTAATGGAGAAGCAATTATTGGTTCTGAAACTGTTGTTCGTGTTCAGCGCCGGTTTAAACCTAAACTAAATGAATCTGCAAGCTACACAATACAATACGATGTTCCAATTCAACGTGGAACATTGATAGATAAACTCACATCAACTCAGTTTACAGTATTTGATATAGCAGGAGTAGTAAGAGAAGCTCAATTTGAAGAAGCTACACAGTCATTTACTGGTATATCATCAATTCAGGTAATTAATCCTGGAACAGGATTTACAACCACACCAACAATTACAATTACTGGTGATGGATCAAATGCAACTGCTGAAGCAGTTATTGTCAATGGAAAAATTCAAAGTATTAATATTACAAACCGTGGTACTGACTATACTCGTGCTACAATTTCTATTACTGGTGGCAATGGATTTGGCGCAGAAGCCGTTGTTGTTATTGATGGTAAAGTTGGAACACTTAGAACAGTTTACTTTGATAGTTTAGCACAACGACAAATTATCAACTCAAACGCTGGAACTATAAACTATGATACAGGAGAAATAATAATTAATGACATTCGTTTTCTTTCTGTTAATTCTGATGACGGATTAATTCGTTTAACAATTGAAGCTGAGAAAGGCATTATTGAATCAAAAAAACGCAACATTCTCACTATTGATGAAACTGATCCAATTGCAATTTCAACCATATTAGAAAAAAAGTAATTTATAATGGTTGACCAAAAAACATCGTTACTAATAAATCGTCAGGTACCAGAGTTTGTTCGTGAAGAACATCCTAACTTTATTGCTTTTTTAGAAGCATATTATGAGTTTTTAGAAAATAAACAAGGCACACAAAAAAATGATTTAGTAACTAAATCAAAAGACCTGCGTTTTATCTCAGATGTTGATTTTTCTATTGCATCGTTTGAAGAAAACTTTTTTAACACATATGCTAATTTAATTCCTCGTAATGTAGAAGTAGATAAATCTTTTTTAATTAAACATCTTTTACCATTATACTTATCAAAAGGTAGTGAAGCCTCATTCAAACTCTTATTTCGCCTTTTATTTAATGAAGAAGTTGAGGTTGTTAAACCAAGTAATAGTATTTTACGAGCTTCTGATGGCAAATGGTTAATTGAAAATGCTTTTAGAGTTGAACAAGGTGTGTATAGTGTTTATACAGGAAATGGCACAAAAACCACATTTAAATTAGCACAAGTTGTTTCTGCTAACGATATTTCTGTTTATGTTAATAATGTATTACAAACTTCTGGTTTTAATATTCGTAAAGAAACCAGAAAGTTAATATTCAATACTGCACCAGCAAACAATGCCACAATTGAAGTTTTGTATAGTGATTTTAATTTTAGTCTTTTAACAAACAGAAAAATAACAGGAGATGTTTCCGGTACTACGGCTCTTGTTGAAAGAACTGCCCAAAAAACTGTGAATGCTGTTCCAGTTTTTGAATTATATATTAACACAAAAACTTTACTTGGAACTTTTGATAATGGTGAAACTGCTACATTAGACATCGTTGATCCAGTTGATGATACTCTGATTAAAATTAGAGTTCATGGTTTATCTATTCTTCGCAATATTTTTATTATTGATGGTGGTGCAAGTTATAATGTTGGTGATCCAGTTATTGTTACTGGTGGGCAAGCAACAAGACCAGCTAAAGCAATCGTATCTGAAATTTTTTCTGGATTTATTAATCAAATTCAAGTTCTAGCTGGAGGTGCAGGATTTAAAGTTGGTTCTAATGTTTTTGTAGTTGGTGCTGGTAGTGGTTCTTTAACAATGGCAATTGATGGTGCTGACATTACTGGCCAAAATACTGCCAATTTTTTTGTTGTAAACACAGACAGAATTGCTGATTACGGCAGTATTGCAATTAATGCTGCTAATTATGGATTTAATGCTTCAGTTGTAGCCAGTGAAAATGCTAGTTCTAAAATTGTAGATTGTTTAGTTTTTGAAAATGTTACAAGTATTGGCGCTATCACGAATGTGGCAATTTTATTTGCAAATGCAACCTTTTCTAGTATACCAACATTAAATGCAAATTCAGCGCCATTCTTAGCTAATGGAACATCACATCAAGTTTTAAGTTCTCATTCATTAGGCAGAATTGCAATTAATAATGGTGGAAGTGGTTATTCTGTTGGAGATGAACTATTATTTGCAGAAACACAACCAATGGCAATTGGTATTGGTGCTGCGGCTGCGGTAACGAATGTTTCTTCAACAGGTGCTATTACTAAAGTAGAATTACAACCATCAAGAATTAGTGGCACAGCAAATACTTTTGGAACAACTAATGTAACCGTTATTGGAACAAATACAGTTTTTGAAGATGATTTGCGAGTTGGCGATTTAATTATGATTAATAACCAATCTCGTTTTGTAAATGCAATCAGCTCAAATACATCACTTAATGTTAATGTTAATTTTACAACAGCAACCACAGATAAAAAGATTGGTAAGTTTGGTAATTTTCCAATTGGTGGGCAAAACTATAATCAAAATTTTCCACCAACAATAACAATATCATCAACTGGATCAGGTGCTAATTTAACCACAATTGCATTAATGGGTGATGGTGAAAATTTATTTGCAACTGCTGACCAAAATCCTGGTGCGGTTGTAAAAATTCGTATTATTGATGCAGGTTCTGGTTTTGAGTTTCCTCCACAAATTGATTTAACAGCTTCTGGTGATGGGTTAGCTTTAGCAAATTCATCTATTGAACCGAGTTACACTACATTTCCTGGTCGTTTTACAACATCTGATTCTATATTATCAGCTTCAGAAAGAGTTATTCAAGGTCGTGAATACTTTGTTGACTATTCTTATGTGTTATCTTCACAGGTTGAATTTAATAAATTTAAAGATGTATTTAAATCATTAATTCATCCAGCTGGTTTTATTGATTATGCAGAATACAATATTAATGAAGTTGTTACAACTAATACTAGTAGAAATGACATTGTTGTTATTGATACTGTTCCGGGAACAGTTAATGTAAATAGTAGCGTCTATATAACTGGTACGAATACTAAATTCCTTTTAGCACAAAGCTTAGGAATTATTTCTATTGGCAGTAGTGTTGCCGTTAATTCAGAAATTAGATTTATTGGTAGCATTGTAAGTAATACTGAATTGATAGTAACTTCTGCATTTACAAATACAGCGAATTCACAAGAAATGGTTGTTTTATCTACCGCATTACAACCGTTTATAATCTTTACAGAGTCGGCTACAAATTTACCTCTCACCACAGAGATTGGTGATTTGATAACCTTATAATAGGAAATATAAAAAAATGTCCGTAAACGTTTATGCAAACTCAGCATTTGACCATGCCAATTCAGCATTTGCTTCAGCCAATAATATTAATGGTGTAGATTTAACACAAAATACTAATATTACCAGTGCTTCTTCTTATGCAAACTCTGGATTTACAGTAGCAAATAGTGCTTCTAGTTATGCAAATGCATCTTTTACAATTGCGAATAGTGCATTTACAACTGGTACAGCTGCTAGTTCATATGCTAACTCTGGATTTACAACTGCTAACTCTGCCGGTGTATATGCTAACTCAGCATTTCTAAGAGCTAATACTCCAACTCATGTGGCAAATAGTGCAGCTAGTTATGCGAATAGTGCATTTACAACTGCGAATACTGCCAATTCAACCGTTAATGCTAAAGTATCTATTAACAGTTTAAATTTTCTTTCAGCACCATCGGCTAATACACAAAATACAATATTTTTAGTTGTTGACTTGGATACTGGAACACCAACGACTAAAAAAATGTCATTGTCTGTTCTTACTGACCGTTCTGCTAATTCAGCTAGTTCATATGCTAACTCAGGATTCATAACTGCCAATTCAGCCGGCACATATGCTAACTCAGCATTTGCAGCCGCTAATTCAGCCGCAGGTGCAGCGTCAGCAAGTTCTTATGCCAACTCAGCATTTGGTCATGCTAATTCAGCATTTATAACTGCCAACACACCAAGTCATGTGGCCAACTCAGCTTCTAGTTACGCTAACTCATCGTTTTTAACCGCCAACACACCAAGTCATGTAGCCAATTCAGCGGCATCATATGCCAATTCATCGTTCTTAACTGCTAATACTCCAAATCATGTGGCCAATTCAGCGGCATCATATGCTAACTCTGGATTTACAACTGCCAATTCTTCTGCATCATATGCCAATTCAGCGTTTTTAACCGCCAACACACCAAGTCATGTGGCCAATTCAGCTGCTAGTTATGCAAATAGCGCATTTTCAACCGCTAACTCAGCTTCAGGTACTGCAGCTTCTAGTTATGCCAATTCAGCATTTGCAACTGCTAATTCTTCAGCATCATATGCTAACTCAGCATTTACAACTGCTAACTCGGCTTCAGGTGCGGCAGCTGCTAGTTCATATGCTAACTCAGCATTTGTTCATGCTAACTCTGCGTTTTCAGCTGCTAACTCAGCCACAGGAGCTGCAGCTGCTAGTTCATATGCCAATTCAGCATTTGAAACTGCTAATGTGGCCAGTTCTTATGCCAACTCAGCATTTCTAACTGCTAATACTCCAAGTCATGTTGCCAATAGTGCCTCTAGTTATGCTAATGGAGCATTTACCTCTGCCAATGTTTCTTCAAACCTTGCTCTTTCTTTTGGTGCTACAACAATACTGGAAGTAACAAACAATGGTTCTTCAGCTTACAGATTTTCTCAATATGGAGTATTAGATAATCCTAATGTATCAACATTTAGTGCCACAACTTTAGGGTTTAAATTGAATGTTACTGGTTATAGTTCATAATGACACCTAAATAAAACTATGCCAACTTTTTACACTTCTAAAAAACTCTCGTTTAATAACGCTGAACAATTTAAAGAATCATTTTTTGAACCAGAACCAGCTACAGTTGGTTATGTGTTTATTGGTAATCATGTTCCGTATGCAAACGAAGCTTCTCCAAACTCCATAGTTGATTCAACCTCAGATGAAAAATCTGTGTGGGATAATATGTTTGCAGCCAAACGAATAACAGGCAATGACGTTGAACTAGTTATTCCTCGTATAAATTGGTCAACTGGAAGATACAAACAATTTGATGATAAAATTTTAATTGATACACTATTAACAGCTGATTCTGTTAGCGGTAATAGTCGACCAATGTATATTTTAACATCTGAAAGAAATTTATATAAGTGTTTATCAAATAATTCAAATTCTATTTCTACAATAGAACCAACTGGTGATTTTACAACTGCCAATGGAACAATCTCCACAGCAGACGGGTTTATTTGGAAATATATGTATAATGTCAAACCTTCAAATAGGTTTTTGACAACAGATTGGGTTCCTGCACCAATTTCAACAAACAAATTAGACTATAACGTAAGTCAAACAAGTGTGGTTGATGGCGAAATAACAACAATTGTTGTAACGAATGGCGGTACAGGTTATGCTCATCCAACAATTAATGCTACTGCGTTTGGTACAGGAGTAACAACAATTACTATGGCTAACACAACTAATGTGGCAGCTAACATGGTTGTAAGTGGCACAGGTATTACAACTGGAACATTGGTAACAACTGTCAACGCTATTACAAGTATTATTACCATAGATACTGCCACATCAGCTAACGGTGGTGGCACCACAGCAAATGCTTTAACCTTTTTAACAAGAGTTTATATTGAAGGCGATGGTTCAAGTCTTGAAGCTAGTGCTAATGTTTCCACTAATGGTGCGGTTTCAAAAGTTACAATTGATGTAACTGGCACAGGATATTCTTATGCCAATGCAATACTTTATGGGTCTGGAACAGGTGCAAATGCTCGTGTCATTCTTACTCCAAAATTTGGTCACGGTTTTAATCCTGCCAAAGAACTGAATGCCTCTAATGTGATGGTGGCAGAGAGAATTGGGTCTGTGGACTCAACAGAAAATGGATTAATTTCAGTAGATACTTCATTTAGACAGTATGGACTTCTGAGAGATCCGTATAAATATGGTAATACTTCACCGGTCATTAGTTCAAATGCTAATACGGTGATTTCACAGACTACTGATATAACCTTAATTGCTGGTACAAATTATAATTTAAATGAATTTGTTTATCAAGGAAGTTCTGCTAATAATGCCTTTTTTTACGGGTTTGTAAATGCTCAGTCAGCAAACGAAGTTAGATTAACTAGGGTTAGAGGAGAGGTATCTGTGGGTGGACTATTAATTGGTGCAAATTCAGGTGTTAACAGGACTGTTGTTAAATTAGATAATCCAGAGTTTGAACCATATACAGGTGATATAATGTATGTTGAAAATGTTGAAAGTATTACAAGAGCCGATGGCCAAGCAGAAAATATTAAGTTTGTTATTAGATTCTAAGGAAAATAGTTAATTTGCTGTTCAAGCTCGTGAGTTAACACAATCACAAACTATTTTACAAAAACAAGTTGAACGATTTGGTGAACACGTTTTTAAAAACGGTTCTGTTGTTTCTGGTGGTCAACTTTTTATTCATAATTCAACCTATTTAAATGTAGCTAGTGATTTTGCTGGCACAGCAGTTAACATTAACAGTTTTAATGGTAAAACAGTTACCAATTTAGCAGGAACAAAAACAGGTGAAGTTGTTCTTGTTTCTGATTCTAATGCTGGAACTGGTGACCCAAAAACAATTTATGTAAAACAGATTTCAGGTACAGCTTTTGCTCCTGGTGATACAATTACCACAGTTGAAGGTGCACCAGCTTTTGCTAATGTTTCAGCTGGTGGTGTAGGAACAGGCCAAGTTTTCTCCGTAAGTGATGGTGTATTTTTCTATGATGGTTTCTTTATTAAAAATAGTGCTCAAACAATTGCACTCAGTAAATACGGCACAACATCTAATGTAAGAGTTGGTTTTGAAATTGTTGAATCAATTATTGCTTACACACAAGATACTTCATTATTGGATCCAGCACAAGATGCATCCAACTTTCAAGCTCCAGGTGCAGACCGATTTAAGGTTGATTTAACTCTTTCTAGTAGAGCACTTAATTCTACTGACGATACACAATTTATTGAATTAGCTAGAGTTGAAAATGGAACACTATCTTACGCACTAATTTATGCACAGTATGCTGTGCTTGAAGATACTTTAGCTCGCAGAACATATGATGAATCTGGCAACTATACTGTTCGACCTTTCAAACTTGCATTAGAAACAAGTTCAGCTAATACAGCAAAAGCCAATGTTATTTTATCTCCAGGTAAAGCGTATGTTTATGGTTACGAATATGAAAGTATTGCACCAACAACAATTACATTTGATAAACCACGCACAACCGATTCAATAAACAATAAACGATTAACTGCTGATTATGGTTATTATGTGTATTCAAATACACATTTTGGTTCTTTACCAATTAACAGTTTACAAACAGTAGATTTACATTGTGTGTCAAATAGCACAATCAATGTAACAACCACTAGCACAATCACTAATACTAAGATTGGTACCGCTCGTGTTAAATCTATTGCATTTGATTCAGCAGCAAATACACAAAATTCTGCAACATACACCTACCGCACATACTTGTTTGATGTGGATGTTGGTTCTATTACTGGCGGTAATGTCGTTAACCTAGGAACAAATACAGGTTATGTTCAGATTGCCAACAGTATAACTGGTTCACAGTTATATTCAACCGCTAATAGTGCATATACTGGTGCAAAGTTTAGAATTATAACAGGACCTGGTACCGGTGAAACACCAAAAACAATTTTAAATTACAATGGTGCAACTCAGACAATTCAACTTTCTGAACCATTTATTACCACACCAAATTCAACTTCGGTGTTCTCAATTGACTTTGAAGTTAATGATATCAAATCTTTATCTATTGTTAGTGGCACAACTCGTTTAGCAGCTGCTGACATTGACACTTCATCTAAAGATTCAGCCTCAACATTTAATGATACCTTTATTTCTGACACCAATCTTGAACCATTGTTGTTTAATCTTGGTGAAAACTTCATTGCACAAAATACAATTTCTGATTTTTCATACTCTTACAAGCGTCTGTATGCATCTCAGTCGTTCTCATCTTCAGATTCTCCAGCACTAACTGTTGGTACTGGCGAAACAATTTCTGCTGCCACAAGTTCTTCTGCTAAAGCTGAGAATTATCAAATTGTTGTAACAACTGCAGGATCATCACCATATACTGTTGGCCAAATAATTCCAACCAACTTGTATACCGTAGATACTGGTACTCGTAAGATTACTGTTACCAATGGCGACAATATGGTTGCAAACATTACTGCAACAATTGATGCAAGTAATCCTGGTTCAAAAAACAAAACATATGTTGGTGCCAATACTACTTTGCAAACATCTGGCGGCACAAGTATTTTTGCAAACAATGGAGTAATTCTTTATACTGCAAATGGCCAAGTTCATATTATGGCCAACACAATTGTTAAAACTCCAGGTACAGTTCAATCATTATTTGCTCCTGATGTAATTGAATTGGTTTCTGTTTTAGATTTTAACAACACTTCAATTACTGTTGCTAACCAAACATCAGCAATTGATGTTACATCACGTTACACGTTAGATACTGGTCAAAGAGATTCATTGTATGACCATTCATCCATTAGATTGAAAGCTGGTTCAGCTGCACCCGTTGGTCCGTTAGTTGTTAGGTTCAATCGTTTTAATTCATCTGGTGCAGGATTCTTTACCGTAGATTCATATGTTGGGTATGATTACGGAAGTATTCCTTCTTATACCACTCAGGCAACAGGGCAAGTTTACCAACTGAGAGATTGCCTTGATTACAGACCTGTTAGGTCGATACCCACAACACCAGCGACAGCAAACACCGTCAGCTTTGATGTTGATTCAACCACGACTGGTCCAAAGATTCCAGAGAATGGTTCCGACATACTTTTAGATTATCAATATTTTTTACCACGAATTGATAAGGTAATATTGAATAAGAATCGTGCCTTTGAAGTTCTTCAAGGCAACCCATCATTAACACCAGTTATGCCGCTTGATAAAGATGGTACGATGACATTGTATATACTTCGTGAACCTGCTTATGTGGCAAATACGTCTGATATTGATGTTGAGTATGTTGATAACAAGCGATATACAATGCGTGATATTGGCAGCCTTGACAAACGGATTGGTAACTTAGAATATTATACTTCACTTTCTTTGCTCGAACAAAGTGCATTGAATAAACAAGATTTAACTATTTTGGATTCTACAAACTTACCACGATTTAAGAATGGTATTGTAGTTGATTCATTTGATGGTTCATCGGTC